AACAGCACCAATTTATTCAGATGCCGAAACAGCTCTATACAATCTAGATAGAACAGGTGGTGGATTAAATCTTGCTGTAGGCAATTTATACATTGACCATGACAATGGAACAGATGCGTTAGAGCAAACAATTTTTAGAAGAGAATCTACAGGTTCAACAAAAATCACAGGTACAGTAATCACAACAGGTATCACAGCAGGTAGCAAAACATTTACTATTGCTGAATCAGTTGTAGGACAACTAGCATTGAACTCAGCAGTAACAGTTAGTGTAACTCCAACAGGAGCGGCAACTGATGCTGATTTAATAGCAGGTGCTATTAACGGTTCAGGATTCACAAACATTGTGGCAAGTGTTGATGCATCAAACAGAGTTTCAATTGAACACAATGATGGCGGAGAATTTGAAATTGTTGACACAAGCGGTACTTTGGGTGAAGCAGGTTTCTCAGGTTACAACTATGTTACCAAGGCAGGTACAGCGAACTTGTACACAACAAGCACTGGATTCAGAGCAAGTAACTGGAAAATTTTAACTTACACAGCAAGTGCCACAGCAGTTACAACAACTGCGGCAGATGGTCAACTATGGTACTCATCAATTGTTGATCAAGTTGATATCATGTATCACGACGGCGACAACTGGAAAGGTTACTCAGCAGTACCAGGTTCAGATCCAGCAGGTCCACAAGTTAAATCAACTGCTCCAATTAGACAATCAGATGGAACAACACTACTGGTGGAAGGCGACTTATGGATTTCAACAGCAGACTTAGAAAATTATCCAACAATTTACAAATGGAATGCAACTTCGTTAAAATGGATTCTAGTTGATTCAACTGACCAAACAACAGAAAATGGAATTCTATTTGCTGATGCTAGATACGGTACAACAGGTGGTACGGCAACAGTTGCACCAACAGGCACTATTGCAGAATTATTAGCAAGTGACTTCCTAGACACTGATGCTCCAGATCCAGCACTATATCCAAAAGGTATGTTGCTGTGGAACACAAGACGTTCAGGTTTCAATGTTAAGAAATTTACAAGAAATTATGTTGATGTTACAGCAAACAACACAAGAGGTTCAGACAGCGGCAGTTCAATGTCGGCTTACTATCCACACAGATGGACAACTGAATCGGCTAACCAAGTAGATGGTTCGGGATCATTTGGTAGAATAGCACAGAAAAAAGTTGTTGTACAATCATTACAAGCGATGTTAAATTCTAATCAAGAAATCAGAGATGACGAGTCTAGATTGTTTAACATTATGGCAACACCAGGTTATCCAGAATTGATTGGCGAAATGATTTCGTTAAACAATGACAGAGGCTTGTCAGCATTTATAGTCGGTGACTCACCAATGAGATTAACACCAGATGCAACAAGTTTACAAAATTGGGCATCAAATGTTAACCTAGCAGTGGAAGACAACGATAACGGACTTGTAAGCACAGACGAATATCTTGGAGTATTTTATCCATCAGGATTCACAAGTGATAACTTTGGAAACAATGTAGTTGTTCCATCAAGTCACATGATGATGAGAACTATTGCTTTAAGTGATCAAGTTTCTTTTCCATGGTTTGCTCCAGCAGGTACAAGACGTGGCGGAATCACAAATGCAAGTTCAACAGGTTACATTAATAACGAAGGCGAATTTGTTTCAACAGCATTAAATGAAGGTCAAAGAGACACATTGTATTCAAACAATGTTAACCCAATCACTTTCATAACAGGTGCTGGTTTAGTCAACTACGGACAAAAAACAAGATTTGCTGGAAGTTCTGCATTAGACAGAATTAACGTTGCTAGATTAGTAATTTACATGAGAAGTCAGTTAAACAAATTAGCGAGACCTTATGTTTTTGAGCCAAATGATAAAATCACAAGAGATGAAATCAAAGCTCAAGCAGAAAGTTTATTACTTGAACTAGTTGGTAACAGAGCGATTTATGACTTCTTGGTTGTGTGTGACGAATCAAACAACACACCTACTAGGATAGACAGAAACGAGTTGTACTTAGATATTGCTATTGAACCAGTCAAAGCAGTAGAGTTCATCTACGTACCATTAAGATTGAAAAATACTGGCGAAATAGCAGGATTATAATAGATAAATATTATAGGAGAAACAAATGAGTATATCTACACTATCAAAAATTACAGTACCTTTAGACAGTAACCAATCTGCTTCTAACCAAGGTCTGTTAATGCCAAAGTTACAGTATCGTTTTAGAGTATCACTAGAAAACTTTGGTGTATCTACACCAACTACTGAACTAACAAAGCAAGTTGTAGATATTACAAGACCTAATTTAAGTTTCGAAACAACTACTGTTGACGTGTATAACTCTAAAGTTTATCTAGCAGGTAAACACACATGGGAAACTGTTACACTTACATTAAGAGAAGATGTTAGCAACAACGTACAAAAACTTGTTGGCGAGCAACTACAGAAACAATTTGACTTCTTTGAAATGAGTGCGGCGGCATCAGGTGCTGATTACAAATTTGTTACTAGAATTGAAATATTAGATGGTGGTAACGGAGCAAACACTCCAAACACATTAGAAACATTTGAATTATACGGTTGCTATATTGAATCAGCAAACTATAATCAATTATCGTACAGTACAAGTGAACCAGTTACTGTAACGTTAGCATTAAGATACGACAATGCTATCCAAACTCCTCAAGGTTCGGGTGTAGGAACTGCTGTAGGCAGAACTATAAACACTTTGATTACGGGTGGCGGAGCGTAATTTTCGTAAGCATTTAAAAATTTAAAGTATTGAAAAGGGGACTTTTTAAGTCCCTTTTTTGGTTTTTAACACATCACTTTTTACAGCACATAAATACTGTACATGGCAAATTTACTCAAAGGTTTTTTAGATAATGTTTTTAAAGGAACACTCAATCCTAAAGGAAATCTAGCAGATTTCAGCCATGCTTCTAGACTGTATGTGGATGACAGTTTTAGATTAGCACCCAAACAAAAATTTTTATATCATGTGGTTTTTAATATCAACCCAAAAGCGGCAATCACAGATCCGCCATTAAGTAATCATCAACGAGAATTGAACATGCTGGTGAAGGCAGTGGACTTACCACAATACTCTGTGGATATGATTACTGCACAACAATACAACATAAAAAGAAAAATACAAACAAAAATTTCATATGATCCAATTAACATCACTTTTCATGACGACAACTATGGAGTAACAACTGCATTGTGGGAAACATATTATAGATACTATTTCAACGATGGAAATTATGCCAGTAAAGATACCCAAGGAAATCAATCCACTAGCACAGACAGAGCTTACAGTAAATCAAATGTAATAAAAGAGAAAAAAAATACCAAAAATAGATTTGGGTTAGACTCGGATGCTAATATTCCATTTTTTACAAGTATTCAAATTTATCAAATGGCAAGAAAAACTTACACTTGTTACACATTAGTAAATCCAATTATACAGAGATGGCAACACGATTCAATGAACAATCAAGAATCAGCACCAGTACAAAATCAGATGTCGGTTGAATATGAAGCAGTATTTTATTCTAGAGGTAAAGTACAAGCCAACGGTGCTCCTGCTGGCTTTGGAAAAGAACACTATGACAAAACTCCATCGCCTAACAGTTTATCAGGAGGAGGATCTACAAGTTTACTTGGAACTGGAGGTGTATTATCAGGATTGTTTGGAGCCAACGATGGCCCATACACATACATTGGTAGTCAACTAGGAGGAGGCAGACAAGGAATAACTCTTGGTTCAATAATTAGAACAGCCAATAGATTAAAAAATGCAAAAAATTTATCCAAAGAAGGATTACGTCAAGAAGGATTCAACATCTTAACAGGAGCAATAGGCAGAATAGGAAACACTGCTGACCAGGCTTATGGTGTGCCAAATACTTTTATAGGCAGAAGTGCTTCTAATATAGGTGCAGGCTTTAAGGCTATAACAAAAGCAGTAATAAGGAAATAAATGTCAAACATACCAAAACAAAACAATGATAGTGGTGCACCAGTAAAAGAATTTTTCAACCAATATTTCAATGACACTATTGCTTTCCCTAGCAACGATGTTGATGCTGTTGTGGGTTATTTTGAATCAAGAGGATTTGATAAAACTGCCAGCATATCTACAGCAACAGTGATTTTACAACAAGCAAAAATAGACGGTGTTAAAGTTTTTGAATTGATAGACACTTTGCAAGGCATGGATAAAGTACAGTTAAGTTACATTGTTACAGAAATTTTAAATCACAATAGATCAAATACATCATCACTTGGTTATAAAGTTAAAACTGAAAACAGTCTTTCAGAAAAACGTAACATAGTGGTATAGTCCAATGGCGAAATTCGCTCAAGGTAGATATCAAATAAAAAATGCAGACAAATATATTGGAGGACGAACTCCTCTATATAGAAGCAGTTGGGAATTTGCTTTTATGAAGTTTTGTGACGAAAGTCCCAGCATACAAAAATGGGCTAACGAATCCATAAGAATTCCTTACAAACATCCTCTGACTGGAAAGTTCACTATATATGTTCCAGATTTTTTCATTGCCTACACAGATAAAAATGGAAAACCTCATGCAGAAGTGATAGAAATTAAACCTGAGAATCAAACACTGATAGAAAAAGTTGGAAAGAGCAGATACAATCAAGCACAACTGATTATTAATAGAGCCAAATGGGCTAGTGCTCAGATGTGGTGCAAGAACAAAGGATTCCGTTTTAGAGTGATCAACGAAAAAGACATTTTTCATGGTGCCAAAAAAAGTTAACACTAAATAAAAGTACATATATTATGACCAAAAAATTAGAAGAACTGCTCAACCTTCCAGAATCACAAGAGATAGTGAAAGAAGAACAAGAAAAAGCACAGGCAGAAGATAAAAAAACAGAAAAGAAAAGCAAAAGCATTGAACAGCAACAATCCACAATGCGAGACATTGCCGAGTTTGACAAAATTGCGGCGGCACTACCAAAAGTTGATGGCTTAGGAGAATTAGGAGATTCGGAACTGGATGATGTTGGCACACGTGCTATCACTGCCTATGAAGATCTTATGGATTTGGGTATGAATGTGGAGAGTAGATATTCTGCTCGTATATTTGAAGTGGCAGGCAATATGTTAAAGACCACATTGGATGCCAAGGTAGCGAAAATAGATAAAAAATTAAAAATGGTTGATTTACAACTTAAAAAACAAAAACAGGACCAAAAACAGGGCGATTCCGACACAAATGTGGTACAAGGAGAAGGATATGTGATATCCGATCGCAATAGTTTATTGGAGAAACTTAAAAACATGGATAAATACAACGATGACAAGTAAATTACAACAGTACCTAGCAGAAAGCACAAAAACTTATCCTTTTAAAATAGGTGTAGCAGGCGATTTGCCAGAAGGTTTCGCTGACAGTTTAGAATCAGCATTAGAAAAATTTGTAGTTGTTAAAATGAGCAACGGCAAAAAAACTCCAATACAACAAAGACCATTGGATTTTCCTGCTCTTGAAAATGAAAGAACAACATACTTTGACACAGAATTACAATACCCAACAACACCACAAGTTTTACAACAGTTTATTAAAACTTACTGTAACATGCCAGAAAGTCATATCATAGTAAGAAATCCTAATGAGCCACAAGAAGCATATCAAGAAGAAAAATCAGATGCACCTTACGAAGCAAAATTAAACAGTGCATATGAAGATAGCAAAGACGAACAAAAAACAGTGGGCAATTCGAGAGTTATGGATTTATTAAAAGAATTAGAAAAAGCACGTAAAGAAAGAAATGCACCAGACGCCGCAGGCGAAATTAAAGCACCAAAAGATGGTGGAGCAACTGAAAATGCAGGCGACAGCAAAAACACAATGTCACCTATTTCAGGCAAGTCGAAAGGTAAATAGTAACATGGACATAAGAGATTTTTTAACAAAAATAGATGCTATTCAAAGCAAAGAGCAAATGAAAGAAGATGTAAAAAAAATACATCTTAACGAAGCATCACAAGTAATGTTGTATGGAGATACTCCAGAAGACATGAATGCTATTGCACAAATTTTTAAAAACGCAGGAGTATCTCCTCCAGCACCAGTTGAAGGTCCAACACCAGAAGCAGAACCAGAAGCAGAAGTAAAAGCAGTTGAAGAAGTTCCTGGAAAAGCATCAACAACACCTGAGCCAGAGTATAAAGATACTCAATACATGACAAAAGATTTATCAGGCGGTATAAACAAGATCAAAAAAACATATCCTAAAGTTGCAGACGGAGATAATCCAATGGCATTTGAAAAAACTGAAGAGGAAGTTCACTCTTCTATCAAAGAAACTTTGCTACAAGCCTACCAAGACTTTAAGAAAAACGCATAGTCAAAAAGCAATTCTCCATCAATTTTCAGCATAAGTATTGTATATGAGTAATAAAAGTTTAGATGGCGTCCTTACCAAAAAAGCACACCAACGAGAAAAATTTACAGAAGAACAAATAGCAGACTTAGTGCATTGTTCAGATCCTGTAACAGGATACGATTATTTTGCAAAAAAATTCTTTTTTATACAACACCCTGTAAGAGGAAAATGTGTATTCGAACCCTTTGAATACCAAACAAAGTTGTTATCAAGTTATCATAATTTTAGATTTAATATCAACATGCTACCAAGACAGAGTGGTAAAACTACAACTGCCGCTTGTTATCTTTTATGGTATACAATGTTTCATCCAGATCAAACAATACTAATTGCCGCACACAAATACACAGGTGCTCAAGAGATTATGCAACGTATCCGTTATGGATACGAACTGTGTCCTGATTATATCAGAGCTGGTGTAACAAACTACAACAAAGGATCTATGGAATTTGAAAATGGATCAAGAATTGTTTCAGCAACCACAACAGGAAACACTGGTAGAGGTATGTCAATATCTTTGCTGTACTGTGATGAGTTTGCATTTGTTAACCCAGGAATAGCACAAGAGTTTTGGACTTCTATTTCTCCAACACTGGCAACTGGAGGACGTGCAATTATTACAAGCACACCCAATTCAGATGAAGATGTGTTTGCAACAATATGGCGTGAAAGTCAAAACAAATTTGATGAACATGGTAATGAACAAACATTAGGAATAAATGGATTTCATGGATACACCGCATCGTGGGACGAACATCCAGACAGAGATGAAGAATGGAAAAAACAAGAGTTAGGACGTATTGGTGAAGAAAGATTCAGACGTGAATATGGTTGTGAGTTTTTAGTTTATGATGAAACTCTAGTAAACAGTCTAGTTTTAACAACGTTAGAAGGGAAAGAACCCACACTCAATATGGGACAAACACGTTGGTATAAAAAATTAGATGCTAACGCAACTTATGTGGTGGCACTGGATCCAGCAATGGGAACAGGTGGCGACAATGCCGCAATTGAAGTTTTTGAATTACCGTCATACACACAGGTAGCAGAATGGAAACACAACACAACTCCTATTCCGCAACAAATAAGAATCATGCGTGATATTTGCAATCACATAAAAGACGAAACGAATTCTGCAGGATCAAACATCTATTGGAGTGTGGAAAACAACTCAATAGGAGAATCAGCACTGCTGGTGATAAACGATTTTGGTGAAGATTCTATCCCTGGATTGTTTGTTTCAGAGCCTATTAGAAAAGGTCACATAAGAAAGTTTAGAAAAGGTTTTAACACAACACATAAATCAAAAATCACTGCTTGTTCTAGATTAAAAAATATGATTGAAAAAGAAAAACTTAAAATAAACAGTAAACCGTTAATAAGTGAATTAAAAAGTTTCATTGCTTCGGGCTCGTCATTCAAAGCAAAATCAGGACAAACAGATGATCTAGTCAGTGCTACTTTGTTGATTATGCGTATAATCAGTGTGTTAAAAGATTGGGATCCAAAAATCTATGCATCATTCAGTCAAGCAGACGAAGATACAGCAGACAGAGTCATGCCAATGCCTATATTTGTAAGCCACTAACAGATAAATATACTGTATGAACTTAAATGTTATAGCAAAAGACCTTTTTAACAAGATCAGAGGACAATTCTCACAGGTTACATTGGGCAATTCAGGTGGACAAGCAACCACTGAGCCCACTGAAGCAAGGTTCTTTGACTTCGATTTCAAAGAGAGCGGAAACACCCTAGGAAAGGTAAGTATTAGTATTAGTGAGGAAGATGGGCTGGTTGTAATGCACAGCAAAGACTTTGTTGAACAGTCAGATGAGCCATTAAAACACGGTTGGTATAACTTTTTAAAAGAATTAAGAAGTTTTGCCAAAGCAAGAGTGCTTGGTTTTGATACAAGAGATATCACAAAAAGCAATCTTGAAAAAAGAGACTATGATTTTTTAGGACAAGGGAAAGAGGTAGAAACAGTGAGCGAATCAAATTTATACGGTACAACAAAAACAAGTTTTCAAACAGTTGGCGAAGCAAGACTAGTAATCAAACATTCAGCACCTGTAAATCCAGCAGTAGCAGGTGGACGTACTCACAGAATAGAATCTCTTTTTATAGAAAGCAGTGCAGGCGAAAGATTCAAATATCCAATCAAACATTTGAACGGTGCTAGAGCAATGGCTCGTCACGTATCAGAAGGTGGAAATCCATTTGATGACTTTGGTAAACACATTTCAGAAATGAGTGCAGAGTTAAATCAATTAAGAAAATTCAAAACATACATGAACAGATCAAATGTTATGGCAGAAGGCTTAAAACAATATCAATCTATTGTGGATGAAAGAATTGAAGAAATTAAATCAAGTTGTTTAAAATTACAAAAACAAAACAACTATAAAGAAACTTTTGAAAGTTATAGCAAATCAGAATTAGCAGAAGTTCCAGAAGATGTTAAAAAATCTTGGATCGATGAATTAACAATTAAATCTTTCAACGAAGAATTACAAGATGTATTTCCTTACATCTACAAACTGATTTCAGAAAGAACAGCAATAGAAGAATTAGGACCAACATCTTTTGAAGCACATGGATACCAAGGTGGCATTGAACCAAGAACTTTAAAGTATGATCTAGTTGGTGACTTTGATCCTGAAAATCCAATCAGTGACATGGAAATAGACAATGTTCAAAATTTATTATCCAAAGCAGGTATTTCAGCAGATGTACAATCTGATCCAGCAAACTTTCAAAGTGTAGTTGTACACACAGATTCCTCTCCAGAAGAAGTTGAAAAAGTATTGGGCGGTATGATTGAAACTGTGGATAACTTCCACGAGTTTGAATCAGCAATGGACGATATTGTAAGAGAAGACAACGGATTGTTTTCACAAGATGCAGATGAACAAGCAGAAGCAGTAGAAAAATTAAACACACTGATGGCAAAACATTTTCCAGCAGGAGTGAACGGTACAAATGGAATTGAAAGTTTGCAAGGCATTATAGATGATGAAGAATTAAATTCTGAAATTGAAAAAGCGGCAAATGAAGATTCAGATGCTTGTATGCGTCCAATAATCATGGATTACATTTCACAAAAAGACCCTACATTAGTTTCGAAAATTGAAACAGGCGATATGAAACAAGAAGTAGAAGCAATTACATTTGAAGATATTAAACCTTATGTGTCTATGTACAAGGGCAAAGATGGAAAGATTGTGCATGATATATTAGACAAAGACGGCAAAAGTGTAACAACGTTTAACAATGCCAAAGATGCAATAGATTTTTTAAGCAAAAATTTTGACAAATTAAAAAAAGGTGATGCAGAAATCCAAAAGAGAAAACAAGAAATTGGAATGCAGAAGGAAGATGACGGCAAACCTATAATGCGTGATCCTTTAGATTCTGAACAAGCAAAAGATATGCAAAGAGACAGCGATTACTTGTATCTACGTGGCAAGGAGATAGACCAAGATAGCATAGTGTACAAGATGGAAGATTACAGCGATTTGATCTTTGAACTGCAATCAGCGAACTATGCCGATGGTACGGAACTGGACGAGAAGGAATTAGAAGAATTAGAAGGCACAGAAGAACTTATTGACTGGGTTCGTATTGACTACGTGTCAGAATCAGCAGAAATGGGTGGCGTGAATGAGAATCCGGAAACAGATTACGAAGGTTCAATGGACTATGAACTATCAGGTGATGACGGAGAAGTAGCTCACGGCACAATACACTACAAAGCAATCAACGGTGTGGTTGATCCAAAATCGCTGGAAGGTAGTTATGAATATGATGGTAATCATAAAGTTGACGATGAGTACGCAAATCAAATGATTCAACCAGGCGGTGAGGAACACGAAGAAGCACTGAAAGCCGCTCAAGAAGATTATGAGTATGAAGCAGGACGTATGAAATCAAAATTTGGCATGGAAAATCAAGACGATAAAGAGTTAAGCAACAAAGAAAACACTGTGGAAGACTTTGTGAAAAGTTTCTTCGACTACACATCAAACCAATTTCCTAAAGGTGAAACAGCAGTATTAACGTCAGTAGAAAAGAAATTCGGCGACAATGCTGTGGCAACTGCACAGGAAACAATCCAAAACTTAATGGCAAATAAAGATCCCGAAATTGCCAAAATCAAAAAACTAGCAGGCATTCAATAAAAAACTTTACCATTATCGGTTGACTAAATAGTAATATTAGTATATTATTTGACTTAATGTTATTTGTATATACTAATATTTTAAAGGCACATAACATAATAAAAAACAGGCATAATAAAGGAGGCTTAAGATTATGGCAACACTACAAGAGATAAGAGCAAAACTGAAAGAACAAGAAGTTAAATCAGGTAGCTCTAACACAAGAACAGGCGGAGACAACGCCATTTACCCATTTTGGAATCTAAAAGAAGGAGAGCAGGCAACTGTTCGTTTCTTGCCAGATGGCAATAAAGAAAACACTTTTTTCTGGAAAGAAAGGTTAATGATCAAATTACCTTTCGCAGGAATCAAAGGTGAAACAGATTCAAGACCAGTGCAAGTACAAGTTCCATGTATGGAAATGTACGGCGAGTCTTGTTCAATCTTATCCGAAGTAAGAGGATGGTTCAAAGATCCTAAATTAGAAGATTTAGGAAGAAAATATTGGAAGAAAAGAAGTTATATTTTCCAAGGTTTTGTAAAAGACGATCCAATCGGAGAAGAATCAACTCCAACGAATCCAATTAGAAGATTCATAATTGGTCCACAAATATTCCAAATAATTAAAGGAGCATTAATGGATCCAGATATGGAAGATCTTCCAACTGATTCAACAAGTGGTGTTGATTTTAGAATTATCAAAACATCCAAAGGTGGATATGCTGATTATTCAACATCATCATGGTCTAGAAAATCAAGACCTTTAGCAGAAGATGAAAACAAAGCGATTGAGAATAATACACTTTTCAATCTTAATGATTTCCTTCCAAAAAAACCTAGCGAAGTTGAAGTTAAGGTTATGAAGGAGATGTTTGAAGCATCTGTTGACGGTGAAGCATATGATCAAGATAAATTTGGTCAATACTTTAGACCCGCAGGCTTGTCATCAAGAACAGGTGATCCAATAACTCCGAAAGCAGAAACTCCAGCACCAGCGGCTGAAGTGAAAGCAGAACCGGTTGTTGAAACACCGCAAGAAGCACCAAAGCCAACTGCTGAATCAAGCGGAAAAGCAGAGGACATCTTAGCAATGATAAGAGCAAGACAACAAAAATAATAAAGTATATTGTTGGGGAGGCAACTCCCCACACAACTTGAAGGTAAAAAATTATGGTGAAAGCATTTGACGTTTCTAAGTTTCGTAAAAACTTAACTAAATCAATCACAGGCATGAGTAGTGGATTTAACGATCCTACTGATTGGATTAGTACAGGTAACTATGCCTTAAATTATCTTATTAGTGGTGACTTCAACAAAGGTGTTCCGCTAGGTAAGGTTACTGTGTTTGCAGGAGAATCTGGTGCAGGTAAAAGTTACATCTGTGCAGGTAACATTGTAAAAGCGGCACAAGACCAAGGCATCTTTGTGGTATTAATTGACTCAGAGAACGCACTTGACGAGAGTTGGCTTAAAGCTCTACAAGTTGACACAGCAGAAGATAAACTTCTTAAACTAAACATGTCAATGATTGATGATGTTGCTAAAACTATTAGCACGTTCATGATTGACTACAAAACAATGCCAGACGAAGAACGTCCTAAGATTTTGTTTGTGATTGACTCACTTGGTATGCTATTGACGCCTACTGATGTTGATCAGTTTAACAAGGGTGACATGAAAGGTGATATGGGTCGTAAACCTAAAGCACTTACATCGTTGGTTAGAAATACTGTTAACATGATTGGTAGTTGTAACGTAGGATTAGTTTGTACTAATCACACATATGCATCACAAGATATGTTTGATCCAGATGATAAGATATCAGGTGGACAAGGCTTTATCTATGCATCATCTATTGTAGTAGCAATGAAAAAATTGAAACTAAAAGAAGATGAAGACGGTAACAAGATATCAGAAGTACGTGGTATTAGAGCAGGTTGTAAAGTAATGAAAACACGTTACGCAAAACCGTTTGAGGCTGTACAAGTTAAGATTCCATATGAAACTGGAATGAATCCTTACTCAGGACTTGTTGATCTTTTTGAGAAAAAAGGCTTGCTTGTTAAAGACGGAAACAGACTAAAATATATTGATTCTAAAGGAGTAGAAAGCAAGGAATATCGTAAGGTATGGGAAAGTGGTGGAGAACCATTAGACAACATTATGAAAGAGTTTTCAGATGGTTCTAATTCTATAGAAGAAATTAAAGAAACAAACATTAGCACAGAAGAGGAATAAGACATGGAAGGAAGTCAGTTAGTTGAAATTTGGCAATTTTTTAAAGAATACCTCGACAGGAAACAACCTGTTAAGGTAATTGCTGAAAAATTTGTAGATTTAATGGCAGACTATGGCGTTGGTGATGAAGATTTCCAAGATGCCTTAGGTGCAGATGATGACCTTGATAAAGCAATTCAATACTATTTGGATGCTGAATCTGAGGACGAGGATTATTAATGGCTGGTTGGTATCAGAAAATAGCAAGAGATATTGGTGTTATTCCTGATGCCATCAGACACTATGAAGACGAACTGGAAGTAGCAAAGTCAGAAATTAGAATCAGAGGTAATCTTGAAAAAACATCAGCAGAAATGCCTGGTATTGTTGAACAAAGATTTAATCAATTACAAGAAATAGAAGCAGTCTTACAGTATATGAATATCGAACTACGTAGATTGCGTTCGTCACATTTTAAAAAATATCTAGAAAACTATCAGAGAGCATTGTCCAGCAGAGATGTTGAAAAATATGTAGACGGTGAATCAGATGTGGTTGATTATGAAAAAATAATTAACGAATTTGCACTGTTGAGAAACAAGTGGCTAGGTATTACCAAAGGACTCGATCAAAAACAATGGCAAATAACCAATATTGTTAAGTTAAGAGTGGCTGGCATGGAAGACGCTTCCATATAACACATTACCAAAACACATTCCAATAAATATTCAAAATGAACTTGGATATTCCATCATACATCATCACAATGCAAGGCAATCAAACAAGTGAATTGCTATCTCAACAATGTTTTGATTCTGCCAAAAAATTTAGTATAGAACCAAAAATTTTCCCTGCAATTCATGGCAAACAAATAGACATTGAATGGGGAAAACACAATTTGAAAGATTTTAAATTTAATCAAAGAATAAAAAAATTAAGTTTGGGCATGAAAGGGTGTACGTTATCACATTTTTTATTATGGAAAAAAAGTATAGAAATAAACAAACCTATACTGATACTCGAGCACGATGCATTAATAATCAGACCCATTCCTCACAGCATTGTTGCTAAATTTGACGAAGTGTGCAATCTTGATAGACTGAGTAGATTAACTACAGACTATGACAACAAAGTTCAAGAACATCGTGGAGAAGGTGTAACTGTGTTCATGAAATCAAGACCAATGGCATCAGGATTAGAACTGTATAATAAAACACACATCAAAGGTGCTCATGGTTATATTGTTAAACCACGAGGTGCTCAGAGACTAGTGGATTGGGTATGGGCCTCTGGTGCATTGGCGTCAGATGTTTCCATCAACAGCATAAGTTGTGTGTTAACTTATTCAGATACCAGTTATTGTCGAATAAATCCGCAGTTCTGGGACTCAAAACGAATGAAGGGCACCAATTCTTTTACCAGACCCACTAAACAAGATAAGAAATTAATGAGAGAGGCTAATAATGGAATTTGACAAACTACACATTGGCGGAGACTTACCTATTAAAAAATCTCATGTGATATTCTTCAGTTGTGATCCTGCATACTGGGCAGAACATGGACAATACTTGGCAAGAAGTACACTGTCTTTAAACAAAAAGAATCTTATCCATGTACATGTGCATATGATCTACGAACACAATCAAACACACAACTTAGAAAATTTAATCCAAGACGAAAATATAACATACACCTATGAAACTCACAGCGAAGGATTTTATGATCAGTTTCAATTAGCAAAGGATCACCCAAAGTTTAGTAGAGGACCAGAGATATGTAACACAAAATCAGACGATGAACTAAAAAGAAAAATATATCTATCCAGTGCTAGATTTTTTTATTTTGATAGATTTTTTGAAAAATTCCAACATGTTGTTCAACTGGATTCGGATGGTATTGCTAGAGAACGAATTCCTTTACACGAATTCAAACTGATTTCAACATGGCCCGCGGCAATGCGTAAACCCAAAGATCCGAATGTGTATATTGCTAGTTGCGTGACGCCCGGAATAGGCGAACCTGGCGATAAATTTAAAAAAGAATTATCACAAAACATGATTGAAGCATTTAAAAAACCAATTTATTGGTTTGTGGATCAACATGTATTGAAGGAATTGTTAGATGCAAGAGAGTTTGTGTCTATACCGTACAAATGGAACAGTTGGGGACTTAAATCTGGTGGAGAAATATTCAGCACAGCAAAAGGCAATAAGAAATATGGATTTAGATACAAAGCATTAAAATATGCATGGTTCGATGACAAAGACAAATTGAAATTTCATAAAAATATGTCGGACAAAATACAACTGGAAAAGATGCAACAAAAAATGGCAAAGAAAAATAGAAAAAATGACAAATCCTAAAGGATACATTATACATTTAAAAAATCATCAAAAATCTGTTGAATGGAGTAATCATGCACTTACAACAGGACAAAAATTTGGATGGAAACTAGAACTGTATGATGGTGTTGATGGCACAAAAGAAAAGTTAGAAGACTACAAAGTAAAAATTTACCCACACAACAAAAAATGTGTTAGACTGTTATCGAGACCCGGAACACAAGGATGTTTTCTCAGTCAATACAAATTATGGAAAAAATGTTTTAAAGAAAATAAGGAAATTTGTGTATTTGAACATGATGTTGTGTTTAAAAAACCTTTCAGCATTGAGCAAGAATTTTCAGACATTTTAAAGTTTGAAGGATTTCAACCTGCTAAACCGATGCCTGTAGGACAATGGTGGGAAGGTGCTAGAGCATACTGTTTGAAGCCTTCTGGTGCTAAAAAACTGTTAGATTTTGTTAAGCACAAAGGAGCCATGCCAGCAGATTGGTGTATCAACAATGGCATATTGGATGTTAAGTTTGATTTAAATAACAAAGTTACATTTGATTCAAAAAAATTTAGTTTCACAAAGGATTTAAAATGAAAAGGTTAATATTTCAAGTAAGTGTAGGTAAACCTAGCAAGTTGTACACCACTTGTATCAACAGTGTGGCAGAATATTGTAAAAAATATTCAATAGATCACATAGTGTTAACGGAACCAAAACTAAAAATAAGACCAGATCCTTCAAGAACAGGTAGAAGTTTACAAGCAGTGGAAAAATTAGGTTACATGCCTATTTACGAGAAAGAAAATGCTTTTGAATACTTTGATAGATATGATCAAATTGCAATAGTAGACAGCGACATATACATAAAACCAACAGCACCTGATATATTTTTAGACTTAACACAAGAATATGACTTTGGTGGTGTTGCCGAAAGAGAATTACCGTTGACACCTAAATATAAAAACAAAATTACCAAATACTCACGCAGTGCTTTCACCAATCTAAAAGACGTTGATTGGCATTGGAATCACTTAGGTGCTGAATTTTACAACATGGGACTGATGGTGATGAACAAATCGTTTGCCAAATACCTTAAAGGTCAAACACCTAAAGAATTTATTACTAGACCAGAATTTAAAGATTTTGTTGATGGTGTTGGTTTTTACAAATGGAGCACAGACCAAATGTTATTAAACTGGTTTGTAAAAAAAGAAAAAATGAAATGTAAAAATATGGACTGGCGTTGGAACTCTTTGTACACAGCAGTAACCAAAGACAGACAACCAGAAAGTTTCTTCACTCACTTCTTTTTGAGAGATCACCTACCAGAACGTGGCGAAAACATAGAAGAGATATTAAAAAAAATATGAATATAATTTTACAACATTGGACAGGAGAACTAGGTCCTCTAGAATTGGCATCTAAAGCAAATATGGAGAATTATGCAAAATATTGCAAAGCGTCATATGAATTAGTTTTAGGTAATCAATTTAGACCAAAATTAAATCCTTGCTGTCAAAAATTAATAATGCTGGATGAAAAATTTGACATATATGATGATGTGCTAATGGTAGATCTCGATATGTTTGTAACAAAACACGTTAAAGAAAATATATTTGATATACCCGGAGTTGGATTAAATTCTGCAATTCAACAGACATTGTTTGCTTCTATGCTAAAACATAAAAAATATAAAACATTAATGGATAAGGATGGTCCTTTTTGGGGAGGAGCATTTTGGAAATTTACAAATCAGCAAAGAAAACAGTTAAGAAAATTTATTGTCGATAGTGAAATGAAAATCTTTAATGGAAATTTCAATGACGAAGGAATAATACATAGATTAGCAAGTCAAGCCAAAATGAAACAAGCAGATGTATCTGAAGAATGGTGCTGGGGAAATTGTTTTCCTGGTTATGAAAAAGCAAAAATGATACATATTAGACACAAGTTCAAATTAGAAGGACCAAAAGTTTCTAAAATAGAAGTTTTAAATCAATTAAAAAAAGAAGGAGTTGTTGAATGAAGATATTAGTAACCGGTGCTACCGGATATATTGGTGCCCACTATGTTAAAATTGCGGCAGAACATGGTCATGAAGTGGTCGCCACTGATTTTAATTTTAATCAAAATAACATAGAAAAATATTCATCACGAATTATTAATTGGGACTTTCGTAAACCATCTCCAATGAAGATGTCGTTTGACAAAGTAGTGCATATTGGGGCAATGGGTAAAGTTCCTTTATCAGTAAAAGATCCTTGGTTATATTATGAAACGAATGTAGTTGGTACAAAAAACGTGATCGACTTTGCTGAATGTGATCACTTTGTTTATTGTTCTACTGGTTCAGCATTTGATCCTGCCGCGTCACCATATGCGGCTACAAAGTACGGTGGTGAGTTACTCACAAAACAGTTCAAAGAGAATCACAGTCTTGTTCGGTTCTATAATGTGTGTGGTAATAACGGATTTGATAAATTTGATGACGAATATTCTCATCTGATAAGAAAGGCGGCGGCAGTGGCTAACGGTAAGTTTGATACATTAGAAATCTTTGGTACTGATTATGATACTCGCGATGGAACTTGTATTAGGAATTATACCCATGTTATAGATATTGTTGATTCTCTACAAAAGTTGGTAGAAAATAAACCAACTGGAGTTATTGATTGTCTTGGATCACCAGAAGGCGTATCTGTTAGGGAAGTTATCGATACAATGTGTAACGTATCAAAGAAAAACCTACATGTCATCGAAAGAGAAAGACGACTGGGCGATATTGCTGTATCAACTGTACCAGATAAATCAATTCACTTCGAGCAAACTAAATCAGTTGCTGATATGTGTATAGATGCTTTGGAGCGTGAAGTATGACGCTATGGGAAAGCATGTTAGTAGACATTCAATCTGAATTTCAAAATAAAGAAAAGTTCTTACAGCATAAAACTATTTCTAAAACGATAAGTCCAAATCAAAAAGGTAATACATTAAATCATTTAAATTACGTAAGGAAAAACGAGTATTTTTTAAATAAAGTTTTGCCTAAAGTCCTTGATTCAAAAGTTGGTGACCCAAAACTATTCGAAGGATTCAGTCAAGGAACTGCTCAACATTGTCATTACTTAATGGTCATGCTAGAACATCTTGGTTTAGAGATTACAGACTTTGATCATATATCCGATATCGGTAGCGGGTATGGTAATTTCTATAGAATGGCAAGGTTGTTGGGATATAAAGGAAATTTTGATATTGCCGATTTCCCAATCATGCATGAAATACAAGAATACTATATTAACCAACATAATCTTGATCTTCCAAATTTCATCGGAATAAAAGATTTAAATCCAATTAGTAAAAGTATTCTTTTTGGGTTTCATAGTATTAATGAAATGCCTCTTTCTGATAGAAGCATACTTGAGAAAAAGTATTATCTTTATGACCATGTAATGATACTTTACAACAATAAGTTTGACGGCATTGATAATATGGAATATTTTAGAGATTTAAAAGAACGCATGAGCAAAGATTTTACAGTAAACATAATTCAAGCACCACTGAAAACTAACGGCGCTTTTTTTATAGGATCAAAAAAAGAGGTATAAGTTTTGGAAACACGAAACCCAGACGATTTATTAACGTATAAACGATTTGATGTTGTTGTCAAATATATGTATGCGTCAAATTTATCAAGTGAATTTTATAAAAATGTTTACAAAGAACATCTTGGAATTTGGAATGGGTTTACTGAAGGAAATCCAAAAAAGAGTGGGTTTGAAGATTTTGATAATGCATTTAAATCGATTATTAATAACACAGTCGATGAACCAGTTCCGGTGAATCCTGACGGTCATATTGCCAATGGTGCTCATAGATTAGCCGCCGCATTATATCATCAAAGACCTATTAATACTAGAAATACAAATTCAAATGAAAATTATTCTATTGAGGCTGATTATAAAGTTTTTCATAAAAAAGGATTACAAAGGCATATGTTACAAAGAACTGCATTAGAGTATGCAAAACTTAAATCTAATACTCATGTCATATGTTTGTTTCCTATCGCTCATAAACGCATCGACGAAGTGATCAGTATAGTTGAGAAACATTCTAATATATTTTATAAATCATCTGAAGTATTAAATGGCACAGGACAACTTGGTTTAATAAAAGAAATATATCTTTCTGATGGTTGGGCTAACGAAAAAGGAATAAGAAAAAAATGTAATGAGTGTTTTAGAGGAAATAGCAACGTAACCTTTCTGTTAGTAGATGCACAAAATCTTGAAACTGTGAAAGAAATGAAAAATGAGATTAGATCATTATTTAAAGTTGGTAACCATTCTGTTCACGTTAATGACACTCATGAAGACACGATTCGAATAGCAAAAACAGTATTCAATGACAATAGCATACATTTTCTTAATAACAGAAAAAACGTTTCGTTTCCAAATTACAAAAAACTAATGGCTGTCATGAAACCAAATGACAATGAAATCATTACAGGTTCGACCGTACTATCGTTGTATGGTCTTAGAGACTGTAAAGATATAGACAAAATTTATTACAATAATCCACCGGCTGACTCTCATAATCCATATGTAGGAACACTCTATAAATTAACTCTAGATGATATTTTAAATAATCCAATGTATCATTTATATTACAATGGATTTAAATATGTGTCTCTAGATGTAATAAAGAATATGAAGGCTATACGAAATGAACCAAAAGATGTTATAGACGTGAAATTAGCAGAGGAAATAAAATGAAAAATTTAATTTATCAAGTATGGGCTGGTGAAATGAGACCTGGTTGTAGGTACAGTGAAAAACTTTTTAGAGAATATGCAGAAAAAATTGGGGCAGATTACAGATTAGATATAAGTCCTAATATTGCCAGTAAGCATGTTCGTAAAGACGGTATGTATTTTGAATGGTTAAATCCTATGTTAGACGATTCATTCCTGGAATACGATAAAGTCTGTGTAATTGATCTAGACGTGTTTCCAGTTGAGAACTTGACTACAAATATTTTTGACGAACCAATCAAAGACTTTGGCATCTGTACTGAACCTTTTCAAGGTAAGTATCGAGAATCTACAACTATAGGTAAAAACATAAACAAGAAAAGTGATGAACGGTGGGCTCAAGCGATCAAATCAAAATACGGTGCAACTATGCCTCGAGATGCTGACGGTTATCTAAAAGTATATAATGCTGGTATGGTGATGTTTACAAAGAAAGGTATGCAACTTGCTCGAGAAAAATTTGTACCTTTTCAAGAATATATGAATCATATTAGAGCCTGCGGCTTGGGAAGGTTCTACAGTGTGGATCAGAATTATTTTCATGCCATGATGGTAACGCATAGTGAATATACTGAAATGGATAATGGCTGGAATAATTATGTTCACGGTGTCCGTGGTCCTTTAGCATTACAAGATCCAGTGAATGATAGTAGGAACGCATTAACTAAATTTGTTCACATTCAATTAAGTAGTGCAGATTATTTTAGTGATGAACAATTATATCATATCACTAATTCAGCAAGATCAGAATGGAAAGTGGAAGGTATATTATGATAGTAGCAAATCTTAAAGAAGCAAAAAACATTAATGAGTATCAAACCTCGTTAAAACAACAGTTGCAGAAAGCACATGGAGAACAATACACAGATTATCTAGACGAAATTTCTAGATTAACAAAAAACTCTCAATCTTATAGAGAAATAGGAACGTTTCAAGGTGCTTCTACATCTACAGCAATGATGAATATGATCCCATACATCGAAACTATTGATCTTGACTTTGTTGATATTAATCCTCACAAACATATTTTTGAAACACACGCACAACAAAATCAAATAGAATTTAAAATGATTCAGACTGATTCGTTGAAATATAACATAGATAAAAAAACGGAAGTACTTTTAATAGACGGATATCATAACCCTAAACACGTGGCAAAAGAATTGGACAAATATGCTCCGTGGACAATACAAACTATTGTTCTACACGATACAACAGTATTTCCAAGATTATGGAAATCTGTACAAAATTTTTTATCGTCTCATCGAGATTGGAAACTTGTTTATAGACACACTGTAAACGCAGGCTACACTGTATTAGGAAAGAAATAAAATGAGTTTAAAAGAAATTTTTATAAAAAACAAATGTGATAAGGCTACTAAACATAGATATTATGAACTATATGAAAAAGATTTTAGTGAATTCAAAAATCAGGATATCAAAATATTAGAAATTGGAACGTTCAAAGGTGAAAGTACTCAATCCTGGATTGACTATTTTGATAAAGCACAAATCTATACAGCAGACACATTTGAAAGAGTTACGCCAGACAAAATTCCCGCTCTAAAAAACAACCGTGTACAATGGTTCAAAGTTGATAGTACTTCACCAAATTGTAAAGAAAATTTTAATAATTTAGGTATTCAGTTTGATTTTATCATTGACGATGGACTACACACTCCCGAAGGACAAAGACTAACTTTTGAAAATTTAATTGACTTTTTAAAACCTACAGGATCATATTATATAGAAGATGTTTGGATGTTAAACAAAGGAAATAATATGTCGCATTGGTGGGTTAAAAAACATTCAAAAGAGTTTACTATGGAAAAATTTAATAAATTAATCGATTCAATTAGTAAATTTAAAGTAACAGAACACGATTTCAGTAGTTCTAAAATTCCTGACAGTTACATATTAAAGATTAAAAAATGAAAGCATTTATTATAACTCTGATGAAAGATGTTTGGAGTTTGTCATATGCTGAACGTTGCTTACAAAGTATCCAAGACACAGAAAGTGATATCGAAGCCACACTGTTCGATGCCACAACTCCTGAAACAATTTTTCCTGTTGCATGGACTTGGCCCACAGGCAAGAAGATCACTTGTTCAAAAACAAATTTATTGTTAACACCCTACAAAACATATGACAATAATAAACGTATAGCCGCGGCACAAAGTCATTACAAACTCTGGAAACATTGTGTTGGTATTAATGAACCTATTATGATATTAGAACATGATGCAATATTCACACACAAATTTGAAGCACCTAGTACAACTTTAAATGTAGGAGCATACAGCATAAATGATCCTAAGGGTGCAACATTCAAATCAAAAGACTATTCCAATAAATTAAAAGAAGGATTCAACACAGTGCCTTGGGTAGCACCAGAAAATATTCCTCAAGGACTGCCAGGACATTCGGCTTATGTGATTACACCCTGGGCGGCTCGAAACATAATTGAAAAACAAGACAGCATAGGGTGGTGGCCCAACGATGCCATAATGTGTAAACAATTATGTGAATGGTTGTATGTGTACAAACCTTTTTTTACCAAAACACAAGGCGTCAAATCTACCACTTCACTGTAAATTTGCCAATAAATATTTCAAACAGTAAAAAGGAATCCACGAATGAAAATTTTAGTAACAGGACATGACGGTTTTATAGGCTCTCAACTAGTAAGGAGATTAGAACAAGACAATCATGAAATTGTTGGCATAGACAAAAAATCAGACACAGACATCAATTCAAGCGAACTGCCTGATGTTGACATGGTAATCCATCTAGCAGGCATCGGTGGCGTTAGAGAATCAATGAAAGATCCAAAAAAATATTGGGACAACAATGTGGAAGGCACAAAAAGAATATTAGCACACTATCAAAACACCAGAGTGCTGTTTGCCAGTTCCAGTTCACAATACGATCCTTGGAGAAATCCGTATGCGGCATCTAAACATGTAATAGAATATATTCCACACCCAGATTGTGTAGCAATGAGATTCCACACAGTGTATTCAGACAAAGCAAGATCAGGCATGTTCTTTGACAAGTTACAACAAGGCACGTTGGAATATGTTACAGAACACACAAGAGATTTTGTTCATGTGGAAGATGTTTGTGAAGCAGTTGTTTGTTTGATGACGTCTGACTTCAAAGGACCTATAGATGTAGGCACAGGAGAAAGTGTAAACATTGTGGACATAGCACCCGGCTTGCCTATAAAAGAAGGCATGCCTGGAGAAAGACCACACACCTTGGCAGATCCAACAAAAATTAAAGCATTGGGTTGGCAACCAAAGTGGAGTGTAAAAAAATTCTTAGATTCAGAAGGATTCAAACACAACATAAAATAAATTATGAAAGTTTTCGTAGGCTATGACACCAGAGAAGATATTGCATATCAAGTTTGCGAACATTCAATATACACACATTCATCAGATGCAGAAGTACAGCCATTAAATCAACAAACACTACGACAAGACAAGTGGTACTGGAGAGAGTTAGATAAACTAGCATCAACCGAATTTACATTTACAAGATTTTTAATACCAGCATTAGAAAATTATAAAGGGTGGGCATTGTTTTGTGATTCAGACATAATCTTTTTAAAAGATATCAAAGAACTTTTCAGTCAAGCAGATGACAAATATGCTGTGATGTGTGTTAAACACGATTACACACCCAAACCAGGAATGAAAATGGACGGGCAAAAACAAACTGTGTATCCAAGAAAAAATTGGAGTTCTGTTGTGCTGTACAACTGTGGACACAAATCAAACGAAAAATTAACAGTGGATTTAGTAA